GCGATGGAGATACGCTTGTTGCCAATACTGCCAGCAATGGCGGCGGTGTCTTCATCAAGGCCAGTCTGTACGACTGCGGCGGCGTTGCTAAGGATGTTTGCGATTTCGTTACTCATTTTGACTGTTCCTTTACTATGCAATTAACTCAGGATTGAAAGATGCGGTTTCTGCCTTCGGTTTGTAGACCGTGATTGTATACTCCCGCGCTACATTCACACCGGGTGGGAGTCCCTCGTTTTCCCTACCTTGCATGAAATCGGTGAAATTTGTTTCGTGAACACGCTTCTGCAACAACTGCGGCACTTTGTGTTCAAGCACAAATTCATAGAAGCTGTCCCAATCAAGAATGTGGAAGCGGTTCTTGATCTGACGGGACACAGTGCCTACGCTGGTGCGGATTGAGTCAGCACCCTGGTCGGCACAAATCTTAAGCATCTCTTGCTCCAGCACGGTTTGCTGGCTCTTCAGTGTTTCGTCTTGGCTTTTGAATTCGCCAGAAATCCGCTCTCGCTCCTTGCGGATGTTCATGTAAGCCTCTGTTAACTCATTGATATTCATCTGACACCTCCGATGTAAGTTCACTTTGATAAAGTTCGACAAGTTTTTCGTGTAGGTCAATCTTATTTTCAAGCATCTTGTACATCTTGTGCTCGACCTCCGATCCTTCCAAGTGGATCACGGTCATCTTGTTCTTCTGACCAACACGATCGATACGTGCAACACACTGGATGTAAGTCTCAACTGACATGACAGGGGACCAAAAGACTATGGTGTCTGCCGCAGTAAGTGTTACTCCATGCGATGCCGCTTGGGGTTGAATGACTAGAACGTGCGGGTCGGGGGTGGTTTGGAATCGGTTAAAAATTTCCCCACGATCAGACGCGCTAGTGGCTCCGCTGATGATCTCTGTTGTGTAGCCTCCTTTCTTTAGATGTTCGTTGACGATGTGGATTGTGTGCTTGAACGGGACGAACACAATGACTTTGTGCGCCGCCTCTTCCAAAATTTCGTTGAGTATGTTTAGCCTGGGTTTGACATCAAACTCAAGGACTTCGCCAGTGTCGGTGTACACGGCACCGCCTGACAGTTGTAGTAGTTTGCTCAGCTTTGCCGCCGCATTCACAGCGCTTACCTCCTCGCCAGCAGCTTTGATAAGTAGGTCTTCTTTTAGTATTTTGTAGAAGCGCTGTTGCTGTGAAGTCATGGATGCCGACCTGTACTGGTACATGACATCGGGTAGATCAAGGCACTCTGCTTTGGTGTAGCGGATGGCAGGCTGAAGCGTATCGAACACAAGGTTTCTTGCTCCGGGTTTGGGCGCCCACTTAAACCTGCTTACTGGGAACATGACCTTGTCACGCCATGCTGAAAAGAACTTCGGCACACTATCGGGATTGACCAGCTTTGCCAGCCCGTAAGCATCAGTAGGCGACTGAGAAGCGGGAGTGCCAGTCAGCATCCACACGCCCGTGCTTGGGTAAATCAAAGACTTCATGGTCTTCCAGCGTTGAGTGGTTGCTGTTTTGTAAGCATTGGCCTCGTCAATCACAATTAGATCAAACTCTGCGGCACGGATGTCATCTTTAACAATGGATACCCCATCGTAGTTAATGATCACAAAGTCATAACTTCCGTGGATTACTTTCTTGCGTTTGGCTGGCGAACCATAAGCGACAGCCGTTGTGCGGTGCATGGCGGTTTTGAACAGATCAGATTGCCATGCTGAGTACATGATTGACAGTGGGCATACGATTAGGACTCGCTTGATCAGACCCAAATCCATCAAGTAGTCTGCCGCCCATATCACTGAGGAGGTCTTGCCCGTGCCAGCTTCGTTGAAGCAAAACGCGCGGCGGTTGCTGACTAAGAATTCTGACGTTGTCACTTGGTGCTGAAATGGTTTGTACATTCCGGGCCAACTGTAATCCTTCATAAAACTCCTTTAACTAAATTAACTAACGCACTAGCGGGGGGCGAACCCCCCACCGTGCGGCTGAGCCTGACGTGCGGAGGCATTTTGCGAAAAAATGTGACACCGCCCAGCAGACATGGTTACACAAACCGTTTGGGAAGGAGAGTGCCAAACTCACTGAGACCCACTCATGCCTAACAGTCTCTGGCTACCCCACCAAGGAAAGGGTAGGTCTGCATGAGTATGATGTGACCGACTTAAAAATATGTCAAGTCTTTTTTCGTTCTTTTTTGCTTTTTTCTGAGACAAGCTTCTTAGAGGAATCCCTAAGGAACGAACGATTAGCACTTGGCGAGACGATCTTGTAGCCGTCTTTGTTGCTACCACCTTTAGAGATAGCTTTGTTGTGCGCGATGTCTTTGCCTTCACGCATGTCAGCTTTGCCGTTGCCGTTGTGGTCTTTGCCCTTCTTGTCAACTGCTCGTCGGGCACGTTGACGCTCCATGCGACCTTCATGTTCGCCTCGGGCTTTTTGTTGCTCATACTCTTTCTTGTACGGTCTGGGTTTATTGACATATGGCATTTTTTTGCCCCATCACTCTTTTGTATATTTCAGGATAACGGCTCTCTGCTTCCTCGATGGGGCACAAAGCGGTTATTTCGCTTTCAGGTCCATGACGCATGTACGTATACCCGTCATTCTCCCTACACTTGTACAGCATCCCGTTTTCTACGTAGTAAGTAACGTCTGCCATGACTAAGCCTTGTTAAATTTGCACGTCACCACGGGACAGAAGCGGCACAGTGCGGTTGGGTTCTCAGGCCATGTGTCGTTCTGAAATGACATTTTAAGCCTTTCGAGGTGCGGATAAAAGACCCCCCATAAATCGTCCATCTGCTCTCTGGTGTACGACTCATCTATTATCACACCGTGCATGATGAAGAACAAAGCAGCGTCGATTTTTTCGATTTCAGGGTAGTGTGAAAAGGTAAGTAGGGCCATGAGTTTTAGCTGGTCAGGGTCCGGATACCTTTCGCTTCCAGTCTTGTAATCCACGATCCGCGCATGGTTGCCGTTGAGGATGAGCAGGTCAGCGATGCCCCGCACCCACCGTTCTTTGGCTCCCCACTTGCATGGTTTGCCTTCGATGTCGAGTGCCATGTGATGCTCGGGTAGCTTTTGCCCATCGAGTTCTGTCAAGGCTTTTACATATCCCTCAAACCGCTGGTAGTTCAGCGGCAGAGGAGTGCCTTCTTTGATGTAGTTCTCTAGCGCAGTGTGGACTTTGTTGCCATAGATGGTCGCTTCAGTGGGCTTGAATTCGTAGTTCTTTAAGACCTTAGTCTCTTGGTACCTCTTAGGACATCCAATAAAGTCTTTTAAACTAGAGTAAGACCACTGAATCGTTTCCATGACTAATCCTTAACTATGTGCGGCGGAGGCAACATGTTGTGCATACGGGACTTCATCTCTCGGGCTTCCACGCACAGTTCCGTAGCCTCTTCCAATGCCTGAATGAATTGTTTGTCGTTTACTAGTCGCTCTATCTCTATGACTAACCTCTTAATTTTAATTAAGTTTTCCGCGTAATCCAAGCATTCAGTTTGTTTCATTAGCACTCTCCATAAGAACGACCATTGCTGGCCTCACAAGTAATAGGTAGCCCTGGCGCCCAGGGGGGCTTTACGTTCATGCACTCGATGATAAAACTCTGGGCTTCTTCCACTTCATCTTCAGGAACAACACACACGACAGCGTCATGTACGGTAAGTGCTGGTCGGTATCGTTCACTAATCAATAGCATCTGATACCCGATGACACACCTTGCAAGTGCTTGCACCACGTTCTCGACCACTGACCCACCCCAGATCGACACCGGACCTTTGCGTGACTTGTAGACCATTCGGGTCTTGGACTCGGACGTATCTTTCTTCAGTTCGGGGTAGCGGATGTAAAGTTTATTCGGCAATAAGATGCCTTCAGGCGTTATTTGTGCACACTTCTGAGCGCCCACGTAGTAGGGATTTTGGGTACTAGGCCAGTCTGCTAGGTCTTCCAAGCATTCGTCATAGTCTCTCCACAGATCAATGATCTTGTCGTTTTCGGTGCGGTAAAGCTCAACCATGTCTTTGGCTTCCTTCTCCGACACGACCGCGCCGGGAGGCTGAGTCTTGAGCGTGTGTTGAAGCTTGAGCGCACCTGTACCATACCCTAGGCCAAGAATGCAGGTCTTGCCTACGAATCTTTCAATCGGATTCTCTTTGCTGATAGGTTTCTTGTATATCTTCGTAGCAAACTCAGAGTAGACATCGCGCCCTTCAGCAAACGCAGACACCACATCGGTCTGCCCAGCCAGCCATGCAAGTATCCTCGCTTCGATCTGTGATGAGTCGCAGTTGATGACCATGTATCCCTCGGGTGCGATCACCGCGTTCTTCAGGGTCTTTTTCTTCTTGTCGCGGCTCGGTAGGTTTTGGAAATTAACTTTGTCCGAACCGGCCCAGCGCCCAGTGTGTGCGCCATAGTATTTAAGTGGTATGGGAAGCTTACCTTTGTTACGTCGGCCAACGTCGATGAAGCGTTCAATCCTCGACTCCTCGATGGTTGACTTGGTGCCCAACCGCACTGCACAAAGATGCTGAACGAATGTGTCTTCGTTCTCCATGAGTTCAATGAAACCCTCGTCGTTTTTAGCCAGGGCAAACGTCTGTTTGCCTGTGCGGGGGCTTTCTTTCATGGGCGGCTCTACGCCCAAATCTCTTAGCGTGGCAGCAAACTTGGCGTTTGATGCCAGTTTTTGCCTTACCTCTTCTTCGTCAGCGCACTCAAGCTTCTGCTTCAACGACCCAAGCAACTGCATCTTCTCTTGCCGTAGGTCATCGACCCTTTGTATTAGCAGGTCTTCATCCACGTACAGAATAGGATTGATGAACATACGCAGAGTCAAGTCGATCAGTTTTAGTTCTGATTCTTCAAACCCCTTCTGCAACATCTTCTTGAACAGCGTGTAGGTCAACTCAACGTCGTTCTTGCAGTACTCACCGTACCGCTCAAGTTCCTCGGGCGTAAAGTCAATCTTGCGCTTGCCCTTGGCGTTGATGACTTCGTCACCCTTCTCTCCGATCTCGTACCGCTTAGCCAGTGCGGCTAAGGACCCACCAGCGTCTACGCCATGTAGCGCACGTGCCATGCTGAGTGTGTCCAAATAGATGTGCGGAGTTACCTTCAAGAACCAAGAAAGGATTGCACCATCGAACATGGTGTTATGGCACAGCAGGGCTGAGTCTTTCCACGGCAGTGACAGAAGGTGCTTATTTAGCATTTCACGTGACCCTGAAATCCAATATGCAGGTGCATCCTCAATCTTGATGCCGATGCCTATGACTTCAAAGTCAGGACTTCGAATGTACTCCTCGGTAGTCATACGCGACAAAGAAAACTTCGTGTCGTAGAACGTCTCAAAGTCCAGCGTAATTATTTGTGGATGGCTCACCGTTTAATCCCGTAAAGAAAAGGCTTGCTTTTTGGCACTACTTCAGCAATACCTCGGTCGACAAGACTCGCAAGTGCCCTTTGTGCTGACTTCTCGTTGACAATGAAATACTTAGTCATTTGTTTGATCGTGACAGGCTTCTTGTGCTCTCGCATGTAGCCAAGTATTTTGTCCTCAATCGTTACCATTGTCGCACTCTTTAATCAAACGGTTCAGATACCACTGTGCCTTCTTGAGATCTTGTAGCGCATCGTCCTTGTACCCCGTGCGGCTAAGGTACTTGATGGCAGTCAGCCTAAGATGTCCTCGGAATTCTTCGGGCGTAGACTTCGCTTTCATGTAGTCAATCGTCTCAATACCACCGATCTTGTAATGCCTAGGATGGTTTACCGCATCCACGTCCGTCACCATTCCGGGTTCAATGTCTTCTGCATTCATAAGTTGCCCTTTCTTAGTCGTATGATTTTCTTGAATGAAACAACTTCTTGTACCAATTTATAAGGAACAGCGGCACTGTTGGGTCTTCTTTGACAAAAGATGTCTCCATCTCCCATTTATCTCTTTTGAATGGGAACACAGCGATCAGAGGAGTGCCTGCTTCAATCATAAAAGAATCATCTGTAGTAGTTATGTATCCTGGGAAGTTGACTGGTAAGTTGTACCTATCGGTGTCAACAATCGCTGGTAGAAGCTTAAAGCGTGTTTCAAAAAACATTTCAGGCTGATAGAACATACATGAATACCCTGGCGGGGTTTGGATTGCCCAAGGGGTTTTAAATTTTATGTAGAAGTTTTTATTGCCGTTCAAAGGCACTGGAAGTTGTTCGAACCTATGTCCACCCACGCTTAATAAATTTGGGTTGCTAGCAAACCAAGACCAACTTGTGACGTTATTGTCTGAAGTGTTTCCTTCTTGTTTCATCAAAATATCTGATTGTGTTCTTATGATGTAACCACTCATCATGTAATCACGCATAGGCATGCAGCCTTTGGCTGTTTGCGGAATGGCTTCGTATCCGTTATCCATAATGAACCGCGCATCGAAAGCTAACTCTTTATCGACCTGAAACCTGCTCAAATTTTTGTACCAATTCGGCACTACTTTTTTAATCGGCACCGGGGGGAAGTGCTCCAGTGCGTACTTGTAGTTCGTGATGAATTTTATTTTGCTCATTGCGCCATCTC